ACCAGAACCACAGCCTATGAACCCAGCAATGCAGTCGGTTGTGAATCGGTCTGTAGCGGGTGCACCGATAAATGCTCCGGTGTCACAGGAAACAATAAATCAAGGTATCGCTTCTATGCTACCTGACTTTTTACAAGACCCCCAAAATATGCAAAGCTTTTTACAAGGATTGAGGTTACCGATATGAAAACACCTATGGATAAATTACCTAATAAAGGCTTACAAGCGTTGGTTAAGTCCGGCGAAAAAGGCAAGCAAGCTGTCGAACAAATGGGTTTCGCAGATGGCGGTATGGTCAAGGCTGAACGTTGCCCACACCGTGACGCTCCTGTTGAAACAGCCCACACCCCAGCTTCAGTAACAGGCATCAAAGGTGCTGGTGCTGCTGTAAAGGGCGTTGGCTTTAAGGGTGTTTTTTAGAGATCTGTCATGAAAGTACGCATTGAGATAGACACTGCTGATTTTGCATCCATACCCGTACCTGTTGATATGGGTGGTGGTAATGGAGACAGTTGCCCTGTTGCTACGCAGGACATGGACGTTAATTTGGAGAATCGTCAAAAAGCTATTGATGAGTACGATTACGGTCCTCTTGATCCTGGTGTCGATGATACAGGTCAAAACGATAAGTTTTGGACAAAAATAGCAGACACCTTTAAGGCAGACATGGATTCTGCTCTTGAGTCTCGTTGTGCTAATTGTGCGGCGTTCAATCAAACATCCAAAATACTTGAGTGCATTGCCAAAGGTATAGGATCAGAAGGTGCGGATGACCCTTATGATTCTATACAAGCTGGTGATTTAGGTTATTGTCAGTTTTTGAAATTCAAATGTGCTTCACAACGTGTTTGCACAGCATGGGTTTCTGGTGGTCCTATAACCGACGAAGATATGTCGACTAAAGGCGATTTATTGTGAATGTAGTTGACTTTATCAACAAATACCGCAAAAGTCTTAATCGTCGAGCAGACGATATTACGGAAACTGTTTCAAGCGGGTCAGTAAGAGACATGGAACAGTACCGCAGTTTGGTAGGTGAGCTTCAAGGTGTCTCATTTGCTTTAAATGAACTTAACTCCTTGCTGAAAGGTTTTGAAACTGATGACGAAGTTGATAGTCCCTGATTACATTGCTGCACAACAAGAAGCAAAAAAGCAAGCCGAATCCCGAAGTGTCCTAGAACGTGTACCTCAACCAACTGGTTGGAGGATTCTTGTTATGCCTTACAGAGGAAGAGACAAGACAGACGGTGGTGTCTATATACCTGACGCTTTTGCCGACAGAGAAGCTTTAGCTACTGTCGTGGCATACGTTGTTAAGGTAGGTCCCTTGGCATACAAAGATCCTGACAAGTTTGGTGAGAACATGGAGCCTTGGTGTAAAGAAGGCGATTGGGTTTGTATAGGAAGATACTCTGGTTCTCGTTTTAAGCTCGAGGATGGTGAGGTCAGAATAATTAACGATGATGAAGTGATCGCTACAATTGTCGATCCTGAAGACATTAAGTTGTAGGAGAGTTAAATGTCTAATCTACCAGAACCAAATGACGATGTTGAAGTTGAGACATTCGAAATAGAAGACGAACAGGAACAAGAAACAAATGTTCCGCAGGAGCCAGAACAACAGCAAGAGCCGGAATCAGAGCCAGAGCCGGAACAAGAAACATCCAGCAATGAGCAGGAACTAGATGAATATTCTGCGGGCGTTCAAAAACGTATTGAAAAACTAACTTACCGTAGAAAAGAGGCAGAACGTCGTGAACAGGCGGCTCTTGAATATGCGGAAGCACTAAAGAACCAAGTGTCCGAGTTGCAAAAACAGCAAGAAAGTAATTCTTCTGCTGTTGTTGATCAGTTCGGAACCAGAGTGGCTTCGGAGCTTGAGACAGCTAAAATAGCGTATGCTAAAGCTCATGAAGAAGGTGATGCAGAAGCATTATTCGACGCTCAACAAAAAATTAGTCGCCTAGCTTTAGATCAGGCTAGATACGAAGAGGCTAAGAAAAAACTTGAAGTTCAACGTGAAGCTCATGTGCAGACGGAAGCTTTGCAGACACAGGCTCCTCAAGCTGCTCCAACGCCTCAAGAACCAGATCCCAAGGCACAGGCTTGGGCAGAAAAAAACACATGGTTTGGCGAAGATCAGTCAATGACTTATGCCGCTTTCGGTATACACCGACAACTCGTGGAGGAAGAAGGCTATGACCCAACGTCTGATGACTATTATGCAGAACTTGATAATCGCATACAGAACGATTTTCCCAGCAAATTTGCTTCGAAAAAGAAACCGCAACAAAGAGTTGCTGCGGCATCAACATCGGCCTCTCGAGCGACAACAAAAGGTGGCAAGAGGGTAATCTCTTTAACAGACTCACAAAAGGCAATTGCTCGTAAACTGAACGTTCCGTATGAGGTTTACGCGAAAGAAGTTGCAAAGTTACAGAAGGAATCGTAAGATGACAGAGAAACGCATACCCCGAGAATCGCAAACTCGTAAAAAAGAAGCGCGACGCACACCTTGGAAACCTCCTAGTATGCTGGAGGCCCCCGAACCCCCGCAGGGCTTTGTCCATCGTTGGGTTCGAGTTGGAATTAGAGGCGAGGATGACAAGACAAATGTTCATGCCAAGCTTCGTGAAGGATGGGAACCTGTGAGAGCAGATGAATACCCGGATTTCGAAGCTCCAACTATCGAAGAGGGAAAGTACCAGGGCGTCATTGGGAACGGTGGGCTTATGCTTTGCCGTATTCCAGAGGAAACGGTATCTGAAAGAACTGCTTATTTCCGGGATCAGACCCGCAACCAGATGAAAGCCGTTGATGAAAACCTCATGAGGGAACAACATCCCTCAATGCCTATTCAGAGCGATAGGCAAAGCCGTGTAACTTTCGGAGGCAATCGTAAGGATGTCTCTGATTAGAACTTAAATGTTTGTTTAGGAGACTAAAATGGCAAACTCAAATGGTGCATTTGGCTTACGTCCCGTTGGTAAAGTAGGGTCGGGCGCAAACACCACTGGTACGACTGAGTATCGCATTGCCACAACTAATTCAAGCGCAATCTACCAAGGTTCTCCAGTTATTCCGCTTTCAACAGGTTTTATTGACATTGTTGGCGCGGCTGCTGGTGGTACAGTTGGTCTTGTTGGTGCTTTTTATGGTTGTGAGTATGTAAGCTCTACTACTGGTGAAGTTGTGTTCTCTAACTACTGGCCCGGGTCGGGTGCAGACAGCAATTTTCCTGTCAAAGCCTTTGTTTATGATGATCCCATGCAATTGTTCGTAATTGCATCTGATGCTTCTTTTACTGACGAAGACACTGCTCGTGCAGCGGTCTTTGCGAACGCTAATTTCTCATCAGGTGCATCTGGTAGCACAACTACTGGTATGTCCTCTGCGGCGTTAGCTGTAAGCACAGTCAATACAACGAACACTCTTAATCTTCGGGTTATGGGGATCGTCGATGATGCTGAAAACGCAGATTTTGCGGCTTCCGGCATTGGTGTAATCGTTCGTTTGAACAACCACTTCAATTCACCTAACGGTGCGATTGCTGGTGGTACTGTTTCAACGACAGGCGTATAGGAGTTTAGGTTATGGCTATTTCCCGCGCACAACTCAGCAAAGAGCTCGAGCCTGGTCTCAACGCTCTTTTCGGAATGGAGTATAACCGATACGAAAACCAACATGCAGAGATCTTCGACACAGAGGCATCTGATCGTGCTTTTGAAGAAGAGGTGATGCTTTCTGGTTTTGGTGCGGCTCCTACAAAAACTGAAGGGTCATCTATTTCTTATGATGACGCTCAAGAGGCATACACAAGCCGCTATACACACGAAACAGTAGCTCTTGGCTTCTCCATCACTGAAGAAGCTGTAGAAGACAATCTTTATGATCGTCTTTCTTCTCGCTACACTCGTGCGTTGGCTCGTGCAATGGCTCACACTAAGCAGGTTAAAGCTGCTTCCATATTGAACAACGCATTTACCGCTGGTGCTTCTGCTGGTGGTGACGGTGTTGCTCTTTGTGATGCAAGTCACCCGCTTACAAATGGTAGCACTTTTGCTAACGAACCAAGCACTGCCGCTGATCTGAACGAGACATCTCTTGAAGATGCTCTGATTAGCATTGCTGGTTTCGTTGATGAGCGTGGTCTGATTATTGCCCTTCGCGGCACTAAGCTGATCATTCCTCGTCAGTTGCAGTTTGTTGCCGAGCGTCTGATGGCTACGAATCTTCGTGTTGGTACAGCCGATAACGACATTAACGCTCTTCGCAACATGGGTATGTTGCCAGAAGGTTATGTTGTTAACGACTATCTGACTGATACAGATGCGTTCTTCATCAAAACTGATTCTCCGAATGGCTTTAAGCACTTCGAGAGAGCCGCTTTGACAACGCAAATGGAACCTGATTACGACACAGGTAACATGCGTTACAAAGCTCGTGAGCGTTACAGCTTCGGCTTCAGCGATCCACGTTGCGTATTCGGTTCACCCGGAGCGTAATGATACCACATTGAAAGGGGCGGCATTGACCGCCCCTTTTTTTGTGCGTATAGTAAAGATTCCTGACAGTTGCATGGGGCAACTGACACTAGCCAAGACAGGAGACAGACATGGCTAATTCTACTTTCTCAGGACCGATACGTTCTGAAAGCACTATCAAAACTATAAGCAAAAACGCCACTACTGGTGCGATTACTGAGGTGATAACTCTTGGTGATGCTCCAGTTGCTTTGGGCGATGAGGACAAAACGCTAGATAACGCTACACATAGTGGGCGTACTCTTGTAGTTCCTGCTCTTACAGCAAATCGCACGATTACTTTGCCGGATCCAGTTGCTGGTTCTAGCTTTCAATTTGTGTATGGTGGCGCAGCAGAGGAAACGGAAAACCTCATCATCATCACCCCCGGAAACTCTAACTTCTTCCTTGGTGGTGTTCTGCATATTACAGGCACTCCAGCAAGTGTTTATGCAGATGGAAACTCTAACTCAAAGATAACACTGACTGATTTTGGGTTGATGGAAATCAACATCCAAGCGAAAGATTCCACAAATTATTACATTTGGGGTTACCAGCAAGGTGCTGATGCACCTGCATTTGCTGATCAGTAGGGGGCTATCATGGCTGGTTCAGACGTTAAGACCAAGAGACTTACCGCAACGGGTGATGCTTCGATAGGTCGAGCTCGTGTGCGTCAGGTATTGGTTACAACTGCGGGTTCTGGTACGCCAGAGCTAAAAATCACAGACGGATCTGCTTCTGGAACTGTGGTTCTGCATTGTGACCTGCTGACAAGCGAGGTTGATATTATCGGCTTTCCTGATGAGGGTGTTCTAGTCACAGATGATGTGCATGTTGCCACCATCGACGACATCACCTCTATCACAGTCTTTTACAATTAGAGGCTAAGATGGCTCGAACGGCAAAAAAGATGCCGAAACGCAATAAACGTAATTTCCGTCCCACCAAAAGTGGGGCGGGGATGACGAAAAAGGGCGTGGCTGCTTATCGTCGTGCCAACCCCGGCAGTAAATTAAAAACTGCGGTTACAGGTAAGGTCAAAAAAGGAAGTAAAGCGGCAAAAAGGCGCAAGTCTTTTTGTGCTCGTTCTGACGGACAGCGTAAAATGCACAACATCAACTGCCGCAAAACACCTAATAAACGTATTTGTCAAGCTCGTAAAAGGTGGAAATGCTGATGGCTAAAACAGATGAACTTCTTTCACGCATAGAGAAACACGAAGCAGAGTGTTCTTTACGGTATAAATCAATCGAAGAAAAACTCGAAAACCAAGACAAAATGTTACAAAGTCTTGACACAAAATTATGGGGTCTAGCAGGGTTAATACTAGCGGCAAGTGTAGGAAGCTTTTTCGTTAGTTAAAAAAGGTCAATGGGCGAAGCGGAATCAGAAGAGCCGCACAAAAAGGAATGTATTTACTGCCACAAAGTCAAGCCCATTTCTGATTTTGGTTTTGTAAATCGCGGCGTAAGAGGGAATAGATGCACTACTTGTCTGACAGGCAAGAGGATGCTGAATGATAGCCGAAACGTAGAACACTTTCTTCGAACACTTCACACAAAAAGTAAATCTTCTAGAAAGAAAAGTAAGTATGAGTGGCATATAGAGGCCGAGCATATCATAGATTTGTGGTATGAGCAGAAAGGTCGCTGTGCAATTTCTGGTGTGTTTATGACACATCATTTTGACCGGGGTGCAAAAAAAGAATACAATGCTTCTATTGATCGTATTCGCTCCACTGATGACTACACATGCGACAATATCCAACTTGTCGCGCACCGCGTAAACATCTTGAAAAATGACTTAGATGAAGCATCTTTATACTGGTGGATAAAAACGATTCATGATCACAACGGCGATTAAAAAGGATTCTATTATGACTACTATTGATGAAGTATTGGGTATCGAAGAAGACGATGTATCTATGTTTATTTGTGTCGAGGGTTTGGACGATGCAGCTATTGGGACATGCTTAGTTGATGGTGATGAAGTTGTTGCATATGATTTCTCTAAGGTTCTAGAAATCTGTCATCGTTGGCGTGGTTGGGATGCGGTAGAGACAGTTTGTTGGATTGACAGTATTCAGGAAGAGTTTTCGTTAAACACTTCTCCTATTTTTATAAATGTTGATCCTACTCTGGCTCCTTCTCTGTCTGCTGGTCGAGGTAAGTTTAATTAATGGCTATGTCACGTTCGCAGATATCTAAACAAGTGTCTAAGCCTCCACAAAAAAGGAAGTGGAGCGCGAAACGCAAACGTGCTATAAATTGTAAACGTCCTAAAGGTTTTTCTGAGAAAGCTCATTGTGCTTCCAAGAAGAAGAGGATGAGGAGAAAGTGACATGTCTAAAAAAGATGCTTGCTACCATAAGGTCAAAGCGCGATACAAAGTATTCCCGTCAGCGTATGCGTCAGGAGCTATTGCAAAATGCCGAAAGGTCGGAGCGTCGAATTGGGGAAATAAGAACAAGAAGAAACCAGTTAGAAAAGCAGGTGGCGGAATGGTGCGCGGAGAACCAAGAATCAGAGACGGTCAACGCTATAGATACAGAACCACGAAGATTTATTAATGTCCAAAGTTCGAAAAACTAAAAAAGGAGCAGCTCTTAAACGATGGTTTAAAGAGGAATGGGTCGATGTCAGGACGGGGAAACCATGTGGGCGTAGGAAAGGTGAAAAACGGGGTACTCCATATTGTCGTCCCAAGAAGAGGGTATCCAGTAAAACCCCTAAAACAGCCGGAGAACTGTCAGCCTCTGAAAAGAAGTCCAGGATCGCACAGAAAAAACGTCTCGGACAACCCGCAGGAAAACCAAGAAGAGTAAAAGCGGTAACACGACGTAAGAAAAAATGAGTATCTACGAGTTCTTAGATAAGTGGATACGCGAGGAAGTAGCATTACCCTCTCCAGAAACAGCTAACATTCCTTCTTGTCCTTATGCTTTGAAGGCTTGGGTTGAGGATAGTGTGAAGGTTGTAGAAGTCTCTAATCTCTGGGAAGAAGTGGCGGAACAAATAGAAGCTTTCACAGATGATTATCAGGTAGTAATTTGTTCTCAGATACAGCAACTAACATATGAAGAATTAGAGGGCTGTTGTATGGGGTTAAACGCATATTTAGCCTTGAAAGAAAAAGATATTTGGCTACTGTCTTTCCAAGATACTTATGATATGATTTTGATACAGCGATTGTCGCATCTTGATGATGCTTCAAAATATCTGGAGCGTTTAAATTATTACGCAAACTATGGTCGGGATGATTTTGAACGTTTGATTTTAACACGGAGAAAATGGAGAGAAAGATGCCTATGAAAAAAGGTATGAGAGGCAAGCCCAAGAAGATGATGGGCGGTGGTATGGCTTCAAAGAAACCTCTGCGTATGCGCGGCGGTGGTATGGCTAAAAAGCCAGTGCGTATGCGCGGCGGTGGTTTAGCAAAGAAGAAAAAGTAGATGGCTACTTCAGGTTCTAGAGATTTCACCCTCGATGTCGCAGACATTATAGAAGAGGCATATGAGCGATGCGGTTTAGAGCTTCGTACAGGTTACGATGCGGAGACTGCTCGGCGTTCTCTTAACCTCATGTTTTCTGAATGGGCTAATCGAGGAGTGAATCTCTGGACTGTAAAGCTTGGAACACAAGCATTAACATCTGGCACAGCGACTTACAGCCTTTCTAGCACAATAGCCGATTTGCTTGAGGTTGTAGTAAGACGAAGTGGAACCGATTACGAAGTCGAAAGGATAAGCCGGGGCGAGTATCAGAATCAACCCAATAAGGCTACAACAGGACGACCCTCCAGCTTTTACTTTAATAGACAAATCACACCTGAAATAAATCTTTGGCCCACACCGGAAAATAGCACTGACGTGTTGCGTTACTATTATGTACAGCGCATAGAAGATGCTGATTCACTTGTCAATGATGTAGACGCTCCGTTCAGGTTTTTACCATGTATGGCCTCTGGTTTAGCTTATTACCTGTCTGTAAAACGTGCTCCAGATCGTGTGCAACTCCTGAAAACCATTTACGAGGAAGAGTTTCAAAGAGCCGCTGACGAAGATGAGGACAGAGTACCGCTTCAACTAACTCCTAGTCTACGGTATCTGAGGATGAGATAATGGGTCGGTACGCATCGGGTTCAAAAGCATACGGCATTTCCGACAGATCAGGATTTCGTTATCGCTTGGCAGAAATGAAAAGAGAATGGAACGGCTTATTGGTCGGCCCAGACGAGTACGAGGAGAAGCACCCGCAGCTAACTCCGCCTAGAAATATTTATGATCCACAGGCTTTGCGTAACCCTAGGCCACAACAAAAACTACCACTTGAAATCGATGTTGGTGAACGCAAGTTTCCATTCGAACAAAATGTGTCACTTGGTTTAGTGGGCAATGTTGGGAATGTTTCTATTATAACAACTGTTATAACAACATTCACTGTTACTGTTGCATCTGGCACGAACACCTATGGTACAGGCAATAAGTATTACATTGACGGTGAAGTCTCACCTACATTGTCTTTAACAGAGGGACAGACATACATATTCGATCAATCTGATTCTAGTAACTCTGGTCATCCACTTCGCATTTCTACGACTGCTAACGGCACACATGGCGGTGGATCAGAATACACAACAGGTGTAACTACGAACGGCACACCAGGATCGTCAGGTGCTTATACTCAGATTGTGGTGGCATCTGGCGCACCAACACTTTATTATTATTGTTCCGTACACTCCGGCATGGGAGGTCAAATAAACACATGAGCTATACCTTCTCAGAATTAAAGACAGCGATACAAGACTATTCAGAAAACACTGAAACAACTTTTGTAAACAACCTGTCAAATTTCATAAAATCCGCAGAAGAGCGCATTTTAAAATCTGTGCAACTATCATTTTTTCGTAAAAATGTTGCGGGTAATATGACCGCTTCTAATAAATACCTAGCCGCCCCGAGTGATTTCTTGGCTCCTTTTTCTTTGTCTATAATAAAAGACAGCAGCCACGACTTCTTGTTGTACAAAGACGTAAACTTCGTGCAGACTTTTACGCCTAACCCAGCGACAACAGGTACACCTAGGTATTATGCTTTGTTTAATGTTGATAACTTTATTATAGCACCGTCCCCGGACACAGCCTATGACGTTGAGCTTCACTATTTCTATAGGCCAGCAAGTCTGGCATCGGGGGCAGAGTCAGGCACTACTTGGCTTAGTACAAATGCACCACAGGCTATGCTGTACGGTTCTTTGATTGAAGCTTACACTTTTATGAAAGGTGAGGCGGATGTGCTACAAAACTATGAAAAGAAGTTCATAGAGGCGGTACAGCTTCTAAAACTGCATGGTGATGCGAAAGAGACAACTGATTATTATAGATCAGGACAAGTTGTGAGGGCTAAACAGTGAGTGATTCAGGGTTTTTACAGTTACCCGAGGAGCCGATTGTCACGGTTCGGACAGAGACTAACCGGGGACATTCTCCTGAGACGATAGCTGAGATGTGTGTGGATCGGATTGTGTCTGTATCTGACAAGGCTCCGCAGCCGATACGCGATCAGGCTCACATGTTTAAGGAGCACTTAAAGCCGTTGGTTTTGTTTTATTTGAAAAAAGCGGTTCAAAGTGATAGAACTACAATGTATAATCTATTGGTGGAAAACGGCAACCAAGAGGCTGCTGAAATAATTAGGAGAATGTAATGGCTATTACTCAAGCTATGTGTACCTCTTTCAAGCAAGAGCTTCTTGAGGCAAAGCACGATTTTGTGGCATCGGGCGGTCACACCTTTAAACTAGCTCTCTTCACAAGTAGTGCTACTTTAGGTGCTAGTACAACTGATTATGCTACTACTAACGAGGTAAGTGGTACGGGTTACTCAGCAGGTGGAAGTGCGCTGACAAATGTCAACCCGACAACATCCGGTACAACTGCGTTCACGGATTTTGACGATCTGACATTTAGCACTGCAACGATTACTGCGAATGGTGCTCTTATCTACAACACCACAACAGATGGTGGTTCTGGTACGACAGACGCTGTTTGTGTCCTTGCTTTTGGTGGCGATAAGACATCTACTGCTGGTGACTTTACTATTCAGTTCCCAACTGCGGACGCATCAAACGCTATTATCCGTATCGCGTAGTAACCGGAGTCCATCATGGCTCTGGTCATTAAAGATCGAATAAAAGAAACGGCAACAACCACGGGGACGGGGACGTTTACGCTTGGCGGTGCTGTTTCTGGTTTTCAGGCTTTCAGCGAGATAGGTGACGGTAATACAACGTATTACTGTATTGAACACCAGACTCAAGATGAGTTTGAAGTTGGTCTTGGTACATACACTCTTTCTGGTACGACACTTGCTCGTACTACAATCATTACATCTTCTAATGCTGGTAATGCCGTCAACTTCTCTGCGGGTGACAAGAATGTCTTTGTGACTGTCCCAGCTACAAAAACCATTAACAAAGACGCTTCTAACAATATTGTTTTTGATGCTCTTTCCGTCACTGGCGACCTGACAGTTGACACGAATACGCTGTTTGTTGACGCTTCAGAAAATGCGGTCGGGCTGGGGACTTTAAGTCCATCCACCACCCTTGACGTGGTTCGTGCGGGTGTTCAGCCCTTGCGTGTTCAAAGCACAAGCGGCACTGAAGTCGCAATCAATATGGTCAACACTGGCGGCAATGTTCAGCTTGAAGCGCACAGTGGTAATTTCACCATTGATGCAGATGCGGTCGGCATCGGCACGACTTCGCCAACACACGCATTGTCTATTATTGAAAGCGATTTTCAACAATTATTATTATCTGGAGCAAGGCCAACAATCTTTCTTAAAGAGACAGATGGCAATGCCAATGAAAACTACCAATTAAGATTGAGTGATGGAGACTTACAAATCCAAACGCAAAATGACGCACAAAGTGGTGCTACAACTAGGGTTCTTGTCGACAGCAGTGGCAATGTTGGGGTGGGGACGAGTTCTCCTGATGGCAAAATTCACGCATATTCTGGTAATGCAAGTCAAACAGCTAACGCAAGCGCAAATCAGGTGGTTGCTGAAAATTCTGGAGACGCAGGTGTGTCTATTCTGT